GCTTCTAGCTTACCAATGGACCGCTGGACCTATCCCGAAGGATCCGAAGCGCATCGCGCGCATGTGCCAGTACGAACCGAAGGAGTTCATGCGCCTTTGGAAGACGGTCGGCCAGAAATTCGTCGAGCACGGAGACGGACTAATCAACGTGCGATTGGAGGAGCACCGAAAGAAAGCAAAAGAGATCTCGGCAAAGCGTGCTCTTGCTGGGGCAAAAGGGGGAGCAAGTGCTAAAGCAAGACACTAAGCAAACGGGAAGCAATTGCTTAGCAAATGCTTCGGTTTTGTATAGCCATCCATACCATACCAAACAAATGGTAAGAGGTAAGAAGCTAGCCAAGGAGGAGGTATGACTAAGCCTCTGAGGTTAGAGTTAGGCTTGGATCTCCCTCTTGGCGAGCCTCTTAGCGCGGGCGCGCGGGCTGAAAATTGGCTCGACGTTTTGCCCGAGAAGGCCAACGTTCTGCGTGACTACCAGCGCGACATCCTGGCTCGCGGCGCGGTGGCCATTCGCAAGCATCGCCGCGTGCTGTTCCAGGCCCCGACGGGGGCGGGCAAAACGCACATCATCGCCGCACTGGTTGCCGCCGCTGTCGAGTTTGGCTTGCGGGTGCTGATCCTGGCGACGCGCACTCGGCTGGTCCGCCAGCTCCACGAGCGGCTGGAATCGTTCGGCATTTCGCACGGCGTGATCGCGGCGGCGTTGCCCGGTCTGGCATGCTGGTCTCGGCGGGTCCAGGTGGCGAGCGTGGACACGCTGTACCGGCGATGCGTCGTCGACGCGAAGATGCCGCTACCCTATGCTGACGTGGTGGTGTTCGATGAGGCTCACCTTGCGCTCGGAGCGAGCCGGCAAAAGATCCTGAACAGCTACCCGAACGCATGGCAATTCGGGTTCACAGCGACGCCGGCAAAGACCTCTGGCGCGGCTCTCAGTGACCAGTTCGACGCGCTGATCCTGGGGCCGACTGTGTCCGAACTGATCGAGGCCGGAATGCTGGTTCGACCGCGAATCTTCGCCAAGCCGATCGTGACGGCGAAAGAGCTCAGAGCGATTCGGAAGGACTCGAAGACCGGCGACTATGCGACGGGCGAGCTGTCCGAATTGCTCTCGCGCCCGAAGCTCATCGGCGATGTGGTGCAGAACTGGCTACGCATCGCGAACGGCAAGCGGACGATCGTTTTCGCATGCGACAAGGCGCATGGAGCGCAGCTCGTGACGGAGTTCAGGCAGGCGGGTGTAGCAGCCGAGCAGCTCACTGACGACGACGACGACGCAACGCGCGAGGAAGCGATTGCGAGGCTGGAATCCGGGGTGACCAAGGTCCTGGTGAACTGCTTCCTGCTGAGCTACGGCATCGACATCCCGAACGTGGAATGCGTCGTGCTGGCGCGGCCGACACGCTCGGTTGTGCTGTACCTGCAGGCGATCGGGCGAGGCATGCGACCAGCTGACGGCAAGGATCACGTGATCATCATCGACCACGGACGGGTTATCGAAAACTTGGGGCTTCCGACGTATGACCGCGATTGGTCCCTGGACAGCAAGAGCAACGTCAACGTACAGGCTCGGGAGAAGCTCGCCGAATCTCGGCTCTCGGTGGACGAGAAACCGCGTCACTGCCGCGAGTGCGGGTGTGTCTGGCTGGTCACTGAGGACGGATCGAACTGCCCGAACTGTGGCTGGAAGCCCGTCCCGAAAGCCAAGCCCGTGTTTGTCACTGAGGCGGATCTGGAAGAAATCAACGCGACGCTGCAAGAGCAGACCATTGCGATGGAGACCTTCTATCGCGAGGCGTGCGACTGGTACGCGAACCGCTGGCCTGATCGGTGGCGCATCAAGGAAAACTCAGGGCGATTCTGGGCGTGGTCGCAGACACGAACGCGGTTCAAGCGACCTGAGGATGAGCGTATTCCGTCGCGGTTCTGGCGCATTCCGCCGAAGCCTGCAACGCCCGAAACGAGCGGCTGGCTCAAGGCGCAGATGATCCGCTGGGCGAAGCGTCGCGAGAAAGAGTCGAGGGCAGCTGCATGATTGACGCTCACGCAATCCACATGCGTCTGGGCGCAAACGGTTGGCGAAAGGTTTTGCTTGCGCTTGGCGTGAAAGAATCACAACTCAGGAACAGGCACGGACCCTGCCCGATCTGCGGAGGTCACGACCGCTACCGTTTCGACAACAAGAACGGGCGCGGGGATTGGATCTGCAACCAGTGCGGAGCGGGTGACGGATTCAAGCTGGTCATGGGCGTGCTTGGCGTGCGATTCNGTGAAGCACGAAAGCNCGTGATGGAGGNGGCCGGAATCGAGGAGCACGAGAACGAGCGTGAGGCAATTCCGGTGTATCAGCACGAGCCTGAGCCAATCGCAAAGCCCACCTGGCGAGTGCTTCGATTGCTTCGGGAGACATGCGCGGTCGAGGACTGTGAAGCGGTGAGGCGGTACCTCAAAAGCCGCGCGCTGTGGCCATTACCGAGCGGCCATTCCCTGCGAGCGCATACGTCGGTCGAGTACTGGGAAGAGCGCAAGAGCGTCGGCCGGTNCCCCGCCCTCGTGGCTGCGGTACGCGACAAGTACGGCGAACTCGTGACGGTGCATGTCACCTACCTGGAGCCCGAGGGGCGAAAACTCGAGGGATACGAGCCGCGAAAGATCCTGTCGAGCATGCGCGGTCGCGAGGGCTGTGCTGTCCCACTGATGCCCCACGGGGAAACGCTCGGGATTGCCGAAGGAATCGAGACTGCGCTGTCTGCTTCGATCATGCATGAGGTGCCGACATGGGCCGCACTCAACACGTCGCTACTGGCGAAGTTCGAACCTCCGCAGAACGTCAAGAAGCTGATCATCTTCGCGGACCGAGATATCGCGGGACTGGAGGCGGCGACAAAGCTGATGGAGCGATTGCAGGGCAGGGTGCAGATGGAAATTCGCACGCCCAAGTCGAAGGATTGGAACGACGCACTGAGAAGCGCCTCCTGAGACACGAACTCATGCTCAACGGCAAACGCTACGAGATCACTGGTTCCTGGCGCGGGAGCTACTTCGATTGGCGCGCTGAGTGTGAGGGTCGGCTAGTAGCGGCGAGTTTTGACCTGGATTGGGTGCGGCAGAGGTGCGAGGCGGATTCGCGGCTATGGAATTCCTAGAGTACACACCAAGACGGAGCCTCAAATGAACTGGCGACGCGCAAGCTACGACGTGATGACGCTGCATTTCGAGGATGGGGAGTATGCGGGCTACTACGTCGTGCGGCACAAGACGAGTCATGGGCCGTACTACAACGGATGGCATGGCGACTTCCGCGATCGAGACATACGCGAATATGTGAGCGCTGGATTCGATAGTAATGCGGTGATGGCGGCGTGTGAAGCGCGCGCGAAGAAGGCCGGGGAGGATGTCAAATGAGGGTAAGGGGGCCAATGGATCACGACAACACCGATGACGACATCAAGCCATCGCTGCCATCTGGTTGGTGGATTGGCGTGCTGCTTTACATCGCAGGCATCTGCGTGCTGTGTTTCGTTCTGGGTCGGTTGACCGCGTAGGGCAGACCGGTGAGCACGCCGACTCAGCGCAGCAAGAAGCTCATGGAGTCTGAAGGGTATCTTGTCGCCATCGTCGAGAAGTGGAACCCGCACGCGAAGGTACGGCAGGACTTATGGGGCCTTCTCGATCTGCTGTGCGTAGCGGACGGTAAAGGCGTGGTCGGGGTGCAGACGACCAGCGCATCCAACATGGCGGCTCGACGTAACAAGATCCGCGCACACGTGAACTATGCCGCTGTAGAGGGCGCAGGGATTCGGATTGAACTGCACGGGTGGCGGAAGGTGGGCCGGCATTGGGAAGTCAAGCGTGAGGTGATTTCGTGAATGCTCTACTGAAAGCTCTACGCGCATTCTTCGATCGCCTAGCGGACTGGTACTGGCGCGATCCCATAGCCGCCGAGCGACGCCGTGTCGAAGTCGACGTGATGCGCTTGGGCGGCAAGGTTTTTTGGAACGACTGAGGAGGCCGAAGATGGCGACCGTAAGAACCAAGTCGTTCACCTACCGCATCGCGCCTTCTGTGACCGACAGCGGCGAGCCGATCTACAAGCTCTATCGTGACTGGGCAATCGCCATACCGCTTGCGGGGCTCGTCGGCGGTTCAGTGCTGTTAGCGCAAAACAAAGATCGCAGCGTGCTTGAGCGGGCGATAGATCATCTGGAGCAAAAAACGTGAAAAGGTTTCTTGGAATGGCTGAGGAGACGACGATGACACGAAGCGAACATAACCGAATTCTCGCGCGAGCAGCCGCGTACATCCTGATCCTAGCGCTCATCGGGCTGCACGCGACGATGGCGCAGGCGCAGACCGTGACGGCCGAGGCGAACGTGACCTGGACGCTGCCGACGACCGACACGCTCGGGCAGCCGCTCACGGGCGATCGTGCGCTCACAAAGGTTCAGCTCTACGTCAGCACATCGCCGATAACCGATGACACAACAGTAACGCCGATCGATCTGCCGCCAGGTGCGACGACGTACACGTACGAGCAATCGGTGCCGAATGGATCGACGCTGTACTTCCGCGTGCGTGCCTGCAACGCGATGTGCAGCGCGCTCAGCGAAGACACACCGCAGTCGCGCAAACAGATCCGCGTGAGTGTGCCGAACGTGCCGACGGGTGTGACGGTGACGCTGAAAGTGAATCTAGCCATCACTGAGCCGTGATCTCGTTCCAGGACCATATGCGTCAGTCGGCTCGTGAGTATCTCGCTCACGTGCTGACTGTCTGTGATGGCAACGTCTCGCGTGCGGCGCGCGTTGCAAAGATCAATCGAACGTATTTCTACAAGTTACTGGCGCGATACGGCGTGCAGATCAACCGCGCAAGCGTGGCCGATGGGAGGAGTTCGGGCTATGAGGGGCCGTCCAATTCTCGTCGAGTACAAAGGTAAGCAGCGATCACTGCGTGAGGTCGCCTTGATGATTGGCATATCGCCGCGAGCACTGAACAATCGATGGCACAGAGGCAAGCGAGGAGCTGAGCTGTTCGCTCCGCCGGACGAGAGGATGAAGCGTCGGGGGAACTGGGGAGGATGATGACTCCTCGGCGAACACGTAGCACTGATCGCCGATCACGACGCCGAGCAGGTCATCCTACNCCGTCAGCGCCGATCCGCCGCTCACGACGGCCGCCGCGTCCGCTGTGTCCGCGCCAAGCGATCCACCCGCCTAGCCTCACGCCTGACCAGTATAGCCAGCGGCCTGGAAGAATCACGCCCTCCGCCTCGAGTGCACGTCTGAAGATCGCATCCGCTTCAGCTCTTGAGATGGGCTGCATGCGATAGAGGTAATCGTGCAACACTGCCGGGCGGCGCGAGTTCCCGTTCTGATTCAGCAGCCAGCGAAANATGCGCGGGATGCTNGCNAGNTCCGTCTCGAATCCGCGCGGCACGACGTAGCGCTCGGTGTCCGAATGCCAAATGAGGTCGCTGGTGAGCATCCAGCGACCTGGCGTAGTGGCCTCTAGGCGCAGCGGAGTCGTGAACATCAGAGAGTGTAGAAGCTCGCAGCCTGCTCGACCCACGCGAGCACGGCATTGACGGTGGCTTTCTTCTCGGGAGAGATGACCCCCTCGCCGATTCGCGCGTTGAGTTCGGCGGCAATGACATCGACCAGGGCGGCGGCGAGTAGCTTATCGGACGGCTCCAGGTCCGAAGCGTTCACGCGCGCCAGCATGGCCGACTGGAGGTCGGAGAGCGAGACGCCATCCGTGTCTAGCCACACGCGCGCCTGGGCGGCGGCCGAGACGATCTTCGCAGCCTTGGCAGCGCGATCGTCGCCAGCCTCGATGAACTTCATCGTTGCGGCTTGCACGATGAGCTTTTCAGCCGCGGACGAGCCGCTAAAGCTCGCACAGCCGGCGAGCGCCAGAATCACCACAGCCAATAGAGCCTTCATTCCCATACTCCAGTGCGAATGACTTTCGCCATACGTTGAGCCCTCGCGGGCGTTTGCTTGGCCCAGTTCGAGTCAAGCGCCTCACGCGCCGCGGTCACGTAGTCGTGACGTGTCAGCGCCGCTACCATCTTCTTGAAGTTCGCCACGCCATTGACACCCAATTGGAACGCCATGCAGAGGATGGCCGTCTGCCGCGCGTCATCGAGCAGGTGAAACCACGGGAAGCGGCTGCGCAGTTCTGCAGCGATCCGCGTGATGTCGTTTCGCAGTAGGTAGCGCGACTCTTCTCGCGTGATGCCACCGCCCCTTCGCTTGTCGATCAGTCGACCGACGCCGATCGTTAGGTAGCCCAGATGATCCTCGTACGCGTGCAGTACCTCGCCTTCTTCCGCCACTAGGTGCGATTCGATCTTCTCCAACGGGATCACCGCTGCTTGCCCTCAAACCTCGCGAGGCGCTCTATGACTTGCTCCTCGTTGATCATCTGCGCCCGATCTCACGCGCCTTGCGCCAGTGATAGCAGGCGGCGCATACGCCCGCGACGATCGCCGCGACACCAGCGAGCCATTGAACGATCGGCATCGTTGCCGTGGCAACGCTAGCGAGCCACGCGACGATGGATCCAGCAGCACCGATGTCCGCGAGTCTCTCTTGATTCATGAGTCACCCTCTGGTTTTGTAGATTTTGCGCCCTCGTCTGATCGCGTTGGAACGTCGCCAACTTTTGGCGCGAAGTGCTGCGCGAGCTTCTGCAGAAGCAGTGCGACGCGCTCTGCCTCGGCCATGTTCGCAAGCGGCGCTCTCCGCGCGATGGCGATGATCTGATGGATTTCTTGCTGCGTCATAGTGCTGTGAATTTAGCCATCGTCTAGAGATGGTGGAACGTCGCCAACTTGTGACCCCCGCACGCCCCGCAGGGCAGATCCGCGAGATAGCGTGACATCGTCAGAGTTAGACTCGTGAGAGGAACGCGCTCACCGGATTCGTGACGACCACGAGGCCGGTGGCGGTATCCGTGACGTGGCACTGCCACGTTGCTTGGCGAGAGCTGAAGGGAGGAAGCGCGGCAGCGAAGCTCGTGCTGGNGCTGGTCGGGGAGGTGGCATCCATCGCGCCTCCGCTTACACGAACCCATTGATATGTGAACGGCCCGATGCCGCCTGTGACAGTGACGTGCGTAGGGNTGGTGGTGANGAGCAAGNCACCTGAAGGAAACNCCGGATCTCCAGAGCCAGAGACGGNGTCGGGGAGAGCGGAAGCCGTGTGAGCCGACGAGTAGACCAGGCGATTCGCGCCAGACCGATAGATCCAAATTTCTTTGATCGGGCGATTCGCCCCCGACACGAACACGTACCCGGCTTGCATCGTCCGGTTCGCACCTGAGTGAAAGACGTGGATAGACATTCGGTCCTCACCAGATGATTGTGATGTCGCCTTCCTGCGTGCCTACGGGCGAGCCGCCCTGCCGCACGAAGACGCGGGCGTTTGTGAAGGTGTCTCCGTAATGGAGCACACCGCCGCGCCCTTGGACGACAATCGAGGGGACGTTGAAGCGGATCTGACTACCTGTGGCGAAATAGATGTCTCCACCCGGCTTCTCGTTGACGATAGAGAGACTGGGGGAGTCTGGGCTGCCGAATCCGAAGTATGCAGATCGCGTATCCGGATTCTGCGTGTCGGCGAAGAACTGCATGTAGACGTGATCCAGGGAGCCTGCCCTGAGCACAAGCGCGCCGCCTCCCAATCTGATGTCTAACAATCCGGTGACGGCTAAGTCGCCGTTGATCGTTCCACCGCCGAGGTCTGCCAACGA